GTCCTGCCCCTGCTTCTGCATCCACTGGTCTAGCTGGTTGGCCAGTGCTGCCTTGCGGGCGGGGTCGGTCTCCGCGGCAAGCTGCTGAATGTGGCCGAGTACCCCAGCGCGTTCTAGCAATCCCATCGCATGGGGCGCTACCGCCGTGGCATAGGACTCAGGGTTGCTCCGTGCCAGCGTGTCAAGGTAGTGCGGAGCAAGCGCTGCCATGCCATCAGGGAAGTTCTTGAATGCGGAGTCTATCGCTTCAGGGTTGCCAGACTTTAGCTGCTCGTCCTGCGCATCGTACTGCTGCTGGCGCTGCTGAATCTGTGTAACTCCGTCCACACCGCCCACAGCGTCAAATAGCTGCTTGGCGCTTGAGGCGTCCTGTACGGTCGGGAAGACTTTTGCGTATGCATCAGCACGGAAGTAGGCGTCGCCCAGCTTCTTGATGGTTGCAGCCTGCTCGGGTAGTGCCTCGGCAGCCGCCTTTACCGCTCCCCGGACGTCGGCAGGGCCACGGCGGCCGTCTGCCTGCTGTTGCTGCTCCTGTTGCTGGCCGTCCTGCTGTTGTCCACTATCGCCGACATCAGACGTTACCTGCGACTGATCTACTTCGGTTGTTTGGCCGGCGTCGGATGCCCCTGCGTCCATGCTCGTGAAGTCTACGGTTGCTGTTGCCATCTCTGGTTCCTCCTGAAAATACTTTGCTGCGACGTGCCATCTACATCCCATTGCCGGGAGCTAAGGAAGATGGGAGGCAATTCCCATCCGGGCATCAATTCCCGGTTACGCTGGCCTTGACCAGTTCTTCCGTCGCAGCAAACCTATGATCCGCCAAACTGTGCAGGCTCTGCATCTCCAAACACAGGTTCAGCGCGATGCAACTTTCCATCCCAATATACCGCAAGTACGCCACCCGGTTTCACCATATCCGTGTCTTCGGGCTCGCCGCGCCTTGAGTCCTCAGTGAAGTTCTGCAGTGCGGCCACGTTCGAGGTGTGGCAAACGTACAGCGTCAGAGGCTGGTCTCCCTTGCCGAGCGATGCAGCAAAGAATGCAAACTGGCGATCCTCGAAGGCGTTCAGGCTCTCTCCGTCTGGGATGGAAACGTCACGCGACGCCACGAACAGCTTTAGGGCAGGCTGATTGTCTTTCTTGCTGCGTCCGGAGAACACGCCAAGCCGCCAAGGAAACAGGCCGCGATGCTGGTTTACGTGCAACTTGTGAGGCTTTGCGGCTATGTCGGCGGTGACGAATGCCCTCAGTAGCGGGGAGCACATCACGCGCTTGATGGGGAACTTCGACAGGAACCGCGCAGCCTCTTCCGCCTGCTTTATTCCGCCATCCGACAGAGGAATATCCAGCCATGAACGATAGCATCCGGTTTCGTTCAAAATAGTGTCGCCATGGCGAAGGATCAGTGCTACTAGCTTATCTTTCACGATTAATAAACTCCGCCTGGAGAGAGCTGAACCGATGAGAAAGAAATTCGTCGGACTTGGTGAAAATAAATCCACCATCTGCTATGTCCCAACCCTTTGGATGCTTATAGTACAACCTAATTCCACGCCACTTATCGTAAGCGCTCCCGTAGGTAAAATATGGAGCATCTGTGGCTATTGCCAAGCAGAACCAAGGATTGCGAAATATGAATAGGTCTCGATCGAAATGGATCAACCATATATTCAACCAAACTCTCCAATTTACATTCATGCGGGCGTGCCCGTCTCTGCCTGACGCAGCTTTTCGTGCCAGTCCTCATGCAGCCTGCAATGCTCAGGCGATACCCACGCACCGCACACGGCGCACACTATTACGCCTACGCCAGGGGATATGAATCTTGCGTCCACCCATTTGCCTTTCATAGGCGCCTCGGTGCTTTTATTTTCTGCTCAATTTCGCTTACGGGCGTGTACACCCGCGTCGTCTGCTCTACCTCATGCGGTGCCTGCAACTCTTGCTGTGACGTCTGGATGCCAGCGGCCTGCAACAGCAGCTGCGCTTGCTGCTCTGGAGATAGCTTGCCGGTAAGGTTTACCTTAGGCGGCGGCGCCTGTGCCTTCTGAAGTTTCTGCACCATCGCAGCATGACCGTCGTAGTAGAGCGAGATATTCATCCACTTCTTAGCAGCCTTCGGGTCACGCGGAGCCAGCCTGCGCAGTGCGCGACCATCCGATTCCTGCATCCATGCGAATACAGTTGCCTTGATCGTGGCGTGGTCCTCATCGTCCTTCTGGCTAACCGGAACGTAAGGAAGGTATTGCGGTGTCTGCTGCAGCTGCTGTGTGAGTTGAGCAATCTCCTGTTCGACTCCCTCACCCGCCTGAATGTGCTGCTCGTGCGGCGGCTGTCCACTCTGAAGTAGTTCGGCAGCCTTCTGTTGCAATATCTTCTGCTTGGACTGAAGGTGCTGCAACTGCTGAGTCATCTGCACGTAGTCTGGGTTCTCCAGCGGCTCGGTCGATAGAAGGGTTTCGATGTCCTCAAGGGCTCCGTCTTCCGCGTTTGCCTCGTCAACGGTAATGACGTCCTGCAAGTCAAGCGCGTTGATGATCTCCCGCGCATTCGATGGCGTCTGGATGGCTGCCGCTATCTGCGGGTTGGTCGAAGACAGTTCAAGGATGTGCAGCACCTTTGCCTCGCGCTGCGATCCGGACTGCGGAATCTCCGTATGCGTCTCAGGGAAGAACTCAAACTGCCCCTTCATCAGCGATGGCTTTACCGATATGTCGCCCTCGCCTGGTATCGTGTCGCTAAGATCCTCTCCACCATTACGTGCGCAGCACTTAGCTGCCTGCTCAGCCGCCCTTGCGATCGTGAAGTTACCCTTTGCCCAAACCGGCCCGTAGCGCTCAAGGCTCTGCTGAATGCGTAGCTGCTGGCCGCGCCATGTGTCCTCACTGCCCTCAGTGGTTCCATTCAACGCCGGCACCGCGCCGTCAATAGCCTGAATCAGCGGCCCAACGTAATACTGGAACATCTCAGCCATGCCGGGGATTGGTACAGCTTGGGGAGTCTGACCAACCACGTCCTGCATCGACTGGCCTTCATCCAGTGCGACTTCGATAAACCTGCGCGGGTCGGATTCAAGCTGATTGATTGCCTCAGCGTCGAACGCCTTAGACTCCAGCAGGGTTACTGGAATGGATCCGCGAATGTACTTGTCCCAAAGATCGGCCCATATATTAACTCGCTTCTGAATTGGCAGATCGCCTGTGCCCAGAGCTCTCCGGCTCTGGCCAAAGCCTCTGGTGTACATCTGGAGGGCGAGGTGATCATCCATGGACTCTGACCAGCCGCAACAGAACTCAGTTCCTGAGTAGACACCGAAGAACCCGTCAGGAAAGTTTGCACGCAGGAAGTCTTTTTGGGTGTCGGTAATTGCGTCATCGTCAAACATTCCCGGACGAAGCCAGAAGTATCCCATCGTGGTCTCACGGATACCCATCGTGCCAGTGATGTACCTTCCGGCCAAGCCGATGCGAGTATTGATGCGGGCAATGCGTTCAAATTCTAGCTCGCCGCTTCCTCCCCAACTAGGCTTGATCTTCTTTCCCATCCACGGATAAGCGGCGCGCGCAATTGCATAGTCCATCTCCTCAAAGACGTACGCATATCCCCAATCGCAGAGTTTGTCGGCCATCATCGGCCCTTTGGTCTCAAGGACGCCGTGAACGCTGCTCAACTCCCTGCGGTTGGGCGATCCATTCGAATCAGTTCCCCAGCGAGCATCAGCCACCGTCCGCGTGAACACCACCGAGCGGCAGTCAGTCCATCCGATGTCGAACAAGTCGCCCTGCAAGTTAGGGTTCATCTTCTCCCAGATGTAGGTGTACTTGTTGGCCTCATCGCTTGCCGCCACATCCGGTGGGTTCTTCGAACGGCGCGGTGCTGACTTTACCTTGATCTTGCCGCGATTCAACGCGCCGGTAGCGATGTCACCCTGCGCGCTGAAGATGTTCGTCGCATACAGGTTGCGGTCGTCGGCCTCAGCAATACCATTCTTCCCTGCCCCGGCGTCCGCGCCGTACACCTGCCATCCGCCGGTGCCGCGCTCAGCCTTCAAATACTGGTGCTGGCGGTCGTAGTGGCGCATCTCCCACGTCTCCAGCACATTGAACCGGCGCGCTGCCTCATCTGCAATGGCGCACTTCTCAAACAGGCTCTTGAGTGTAGGGATGATTGTCGAGTCGGTGAAGTCGGCAGGCTTCCATACCTTGGCGTCAGTGACGATGCATGGTGCTAGTTCGCCAGGCTGGTATTCCTCTGCCTGTGGGTGGGCTAC